TTGATCATAGTCATCAGATCTTCGTGATCTTTTTCTATTGCGAGGTTATACACCTTAATGTTATAGAAACTTGCTATACGCATTGCTTGCGAGGTGCCACCCACCTTCTTACCTTCAGGTGTCCAACAAATTACAAAGTCGGAAGGAGATCTGAGATCAGATCCGAGAACTTGATAAGAATTTCTACTCATGAGCGCAAGCCCCTGTGAACTTAGAGCAGAAGATTTTGGGTGAAATCTTTTCACGAGTCCTTCATTAAAAGAAGGGACAAGATACTCCAAGACAGTTTCTCTACTCCCACCAGATACAGAATCTTTAATTTTCTTGCCGTTAAAACCATCCCACGGCAAGAAAATTTGGCTAGAAAAAGATCCGGCCTCGAAAGCAGAGTCTGCACCTTCAGCACCGCCGGATCTTAATATGTAACCTAACTCAGATAACATCGTTGCAAGGTCTTGCATTATATTAAGGATTGGCGCAGGAGTTTTTCTTGCACCAATCCCAGCGTAACTTGACATTACGACATACCTAACGCTTCTTTGTACATCTGAAGTACTGCATCTTGTTCCCGGATTTCGTCTGGATCTCGTTGACGAAGACGAAGAATCAGACGAAGAATAGCGGTATCATAACCTCGGCCCTTTGCTTCGGAAAACACGTCTTTTTGAAATGCAGCTAGTTCTTGTTTTTCGACTGCTAGCTTTTCAAGTCGCTCGATGTAAGACTGCAGTTCATCTGCTGCTACGCGATACGAGCTATTCTTACCGTCACTCGGTTGTGTTCTGTCTTGCATTCATAAACCTCTCTTTTGTTTCTATTGTAATTGATACTGCGGCATCAAATTCTTCTCTGTTTGTTGAGAGTCGAACGCAATCCCATAGTTCTGTGTAACTAATACCGCTAAAGAACGCGTTTCCCATAGTGCTGGCTATATAGTCAAAATCTGATATCTCAATATCGTGCTTCATACGTGCAGATCGAACCGATCTAGGAGAGAACCTGCCCTTTTTCTCTGTTCTTCGTCTTCGATGAAAGCATATGCACAGGTATTAATAGAAACGTGGTGTACTATTTTGCCGTCAAGAATTGGGTACGTAGGATCTAAAATGACGTCAGCAAAAAATCCTCGAGCCTTCAATGAAGCAACAGAAATAGCAATATCTTGCATTTCACCTTGTAAAACGAGCACAGTTCCGAAACCTTGATCTGTGGAATTTTCCCATAGATCAAACGCCTTTGCAGTGGGGCCTCCAGAAGAATGGCTGCGATAGCGATGCACGAATGCATTTGAAGCATGGCTTGCCTGTGACATAGCTTTGCCCGGATTCATCGATGCCAGATCATTACGCATCAGAATATATAGAACAGGACCTTGGATCATGATGAAAGCCTCGACTGAATTGAAAAGTTAATGTAAAGTACGACTGGAATTGTTATGACAAGAATGTATGGTGCTACAAAATATCCCAGCGTAAACAAATGAAAACCTGATAGTCCAAAAGATCCCAACATCAGGGTCGTACCGGATAAATTAATTGTTTTAATCTCATTTTCTTTAACAAATCCCATAAGTACTGCCACTGTTAGCAAAGCTGCTGCAAAGATATGAACCCAAGATAAAGCTAGGAGTCCAAATGTAGCGAATGAAAATCCGTAATTAGAAAGACAGATTCCCGTAAGTAACAAGCCTGCATAGATATATTGTGACATATTATTTCTGTTCCTTTAGTGTATGGTTGGTAGAGTATTCATGCTTAGGAGAAGTCCCTCAGATTGCTTTCCATACCCCGCTCTTATTAAGTTCGGTAAATCTACATAGTTATCTTCTGACTCAGTTTTGACTTCAATGTATATAGCATCTTTTTCTTCGCAGAGACCGTAGTCAGAAACAAGTTGTCTTGCGTTATCTTCAGATGGAAAGCCACAGACCTCTGGAAATGCTATTTCCATTTTCATATCTGAGAATAACACGTAGCCACCCGCGCTCAAACCGAGGAAAAATCCCTTTCCTTCTACATATAGCAAGGTTACCATTTTACTTCGCATTGACTTGAAACCAATCTGGGACAGATCTTTTTGACCAGGTCATCTTGAAGCGAGCTTGTTTTGTCTGATAGAAAAGACGGTACGACTCGACGACATTTTCGGGGATCATACACTCTGGATTTGAACTCATCGCAAGCGGATGCCGGGTCAGGTCACCGACTAGAATATTGTCAGGAACCCGCTTGAGAATTTCCCGGAGAAGTACATCTGACTTGTGCCGTTTGCCGTAGCGGAAAGTAAACTCCTCGCACAGTGCCACAAAATGCTGATAATGCCACTTATAATTCGAGTCAGAAATCATCGTCCAGATCGCGCAAGGATGTTTACGATGGACCACTCTATACATCACATCTTCGTGGCGCGGGTGAGTCCACTTCGGAACGATTCGCTTGCCCGAGTAAGATGGACCTTCCGTTTCCTCGCCGTCAAGAATTCTGTGAGCAGTGCATAGCATTTGTGCTGACTCAAGAACCATTTTTACTATGTGCTTGTCGCACTGTTGAACAGCTGCCGCTGTAGGGTCTTCAGATAAAACAAAGATATTCATCAGTCCATCCTCGACCCTGCATAGGCATTGAGACCTGCTTTGCGGAGAACCTCAGCATATGCATGAGCGTAAGCTTCTTTTTTCTGCATAGATTGGTTAAACCCTGAGATCCAGAGATTATACTTTTTGCCAGTCCAGTCTTTTCGGAATCCTGCGCACTCAAGAATTTTGCGCTCTTGTTTTCCGAGAGTGGTATTTCCTTTGTTCTTGGGAGTAATGTCCACCCAAGCAAAGCCACAGACGCCGTCTGCTACATAATAGCTGCGCCCCGGTTGCTCTACAATCATCGGGTTAACCGACATCGCAGAGACTGCTAACTGTCCTGCAGCTTCTGCATTGTCGCGAACAGCTAGCATGGTTTCAAGATCATACATCCGGCATTCCTTCAATGTTGATAGGGGTACCATATATTAAGCTGTTCATGAAGTCAACCTTTAAGTATGGTCGACAATTTTTATGTTAGTGGCGGCAATCGCACTCTGGCAGACGGGGCAGGGCATAGCACTTAGCTCTTCACCATTCTTACCGAACCGAGTGACTAAAATTCTGTGTGCGCGGTGAAGATCTTTGCAGCGGACAATAGCATGGATTTCTGCGTGAAGAAATTGCTTCATAGGAAGCCCCACTTTCAGCGCGTGAAGATTCTGGTGCGGATGAGTTTTTACATAGCTGTTATTTCCGATCGAGAGAACTCTTCCTCGCTTGTCAAAAATAATAGCAGTAATAGCGAACCTACTTTTAGACACAGTTAGAATCCTCCTGTTACAGAATCCTAAACCAGATGATCTTAGAAGTCAACCCTATTTCTGACGTCTATAAATTTTTCTATCCAGTCTCTTGTTTTTTCTATAAAGAGAAGAGGTTTATTATCATCGACTGCCATGACGGTAACAAGTTGCTTAGGAAGAAGTCCTGTTCTTTCAAAGACCATAAACGCGTATGCGCTTTCTTGTATGAAATAATCGTGAATGTCGTCTCTAGTTTTTACGCTTCTACTGGTCTTAAAATCGACGATAGAAAGAATTTTATTCCACTCTGCAAGCACATCGACTCGCCCCGCAGTTTTCAATTTATCTGAATATAGAGGCACTTCGAGTCCGTAGATTTTACCAACATGCTTATCTAGAAACGGCTTCATTTTACTGAAGGTTTCAATGTTTCCAGGCATATGCCCGCTTTTGTAATTGCGATTATTGCGAAGATACTGTTCTGCTAATTCATGAACTGCAGTACCTCTTCTGCCAGCTTGCGCCTTTATTTTTTCGGCTTGTTCTTCGCCGACGCGCTTTTTCCAAGCATCTAACCAACTTTTATCTGATACTGCACCAATTACAGTCGTGACAGATGGGTATTTTGCGCCAGATGGTGTCGTATAAACTCGACCCACGCCTTCTACTATCTCTGCTGAGAGTTCTTCAAAAGCTATTTCTTCGTGCTTAAACGCCATCTTCTTGAATGTCTTCTATTACCAGTTCGTCAAAGATAAGGTTAAATGTTGGAAGTTGAATCTTAGATAAATCATACTGTTTTCTTTCATACGAAACAGATATGTGAGGTATATAATCTGGCCACTTATCTTTTAAGCCAAGATCGTCATATTCTTTACGTAATTTTTGTATATCATCAGATTGAATACCAAGAACAGGAATATCGCTATCTTCACCGAGTAGTTTAATTCCAACGACTTTTACAGATCCACTTGAATCTTTTTTCGTCGGCGCCAAATCTAATCTGTTTTCAGAATAGAAGATGGTAGTGTGGAATGTAAAATCCTCGGGATTTTGTTCCCGACCTTTAAAACCCACAGCAAGATTAAAATCATTATCTTGACACCAATCTCGTAATTTCTTTTGGGTTGCAGCGTTGTATTTTACGCAAACATACTTTCTAGATAATTTTGCTTCAGATAAATATTGTAGAAATGTTTTCATGTACCCACCGTTATTTTTGATGAACCAGATATAATTGTGCCAAGATCTGCTGCGTCACCTACTCTTGCAACTGCAATTCCAGATATTGATACTTTTGACGAACCGCCTAAGATAAATGCACTGTGTGGTACACACGAATCGCCTACCAGTCTATTATGACTTGTTATTGCGTCACCTACAACTGCCACTGGGTTTCCACCTACTGTGACCTTAGACTGCAGAGCACCCTGTATAGTCGCAGTGCCATCACATGGATGCCCCGTGTTAATCGTATCAACTGTACATATTGCTAGTGCTGGCATCGGATTTCCTATTGTGCTGTGCGGTGGTATAAAAATACCACCGCACAGATTTTGTTAAGCTGCTAGATCAAGAAGCTCTTCAGCTATGATAAATTCACGAACTAGTCCGGATCTTACAATGTCCGCGTGTGTGAATTCTACAGTACCGAAGCATTCTGAGTTCATCTTATCTAGAACTCTTTTCAAGTTTCTCAAGCCAGAAACATCTGATTTATTTCTGAGAGAAATCAAGTCATCTTGCTTCGTATCTCCGCAGAGTATAATCTTGGAATTGTCACCAACCCTGGTCATGACTGTGCGGATTTCTCCCCAGTTATTGTTCTGCACTTCATCCACAAGAATAATTGCATTGTTGAAAGTTAATCCCCGAATAAACGAAGTACTCATGAATCGAATAGAACCTTTTTGTTTCATAATCTGGTACGCATCGCCGCGGCCAAAAAGATCATTTGTAATGTCAGCATATGGCAACTCGAAATATGCCATTTTTTCGGCTGCAGTTCCTGGAAGATGACCTTGTTCTCTAGATTGAACAGAAGATCTTATAATGATTACTTCGTTGTACTGTTCTTGAGATAACACATCTTTGAGAGCAAGATAGAGTGAAATATAAGTTTTTCCGGTACCGGCAGAGCCTATCGCAAGAAGATTTTTGCCATCTTCGTAGAGATCAAAAAGTTGTTTTTGATTCTCAGTCATTGGTTTAATCTGCTTCATACTGAACTTTTTATCAATGAGATGATTGTTATCTCTCTCGACTCTATTTCTTTTTGTTTTGCTCAAGCGACGATTAGATGGCATAGGGAACTCCTATTGAGGTTGAAGTAATTTGTTCTCAAATTTTCACCAAGTGTTAATTTCATTCCTTTTATGATGGGACTGTACAGTTTTGAGAACGTCTCGAAAACCATTGTCTGGCTTTCGCATACCCAGGCGAATTGGATCACCCAACCCTGGGAATCTCGTGAATATCTGTTTGTGATGTGGGTGCGCGAGAAAATAAGCTTCCAATTCAGAAAACTTCATATTTACCTCGAAAGATTCACTTGTTTCTGAATCTTGTATACTGTATGTGGGCATCTTTTCTCCAAACTAAAATGGTGGCACCCTTCGTAAAGATGCCACCAAGATTCATATCAAACTTGTTTAACTTTACAAATCTATTTATGCTGATCTGATGAACTATCACCTTCATCTAACGCAGAAAATTTCTCTTGCAGTTTTGTTTTTCTGAGGGTTCTGCGCTTCTTCATCTCACGATCTTTTCTGCGTGCATCGTGGTCATCGTCCCACTCTTCAGCAAATTCTTCGCGATATGCTCGGAAAGATTTAGACATCTTGATCGGTACTTTCTTCGATTAGGTTCAGTTCAGGAAATGCCTCTGATACAACTGCGCGTGGTAATCCCTTTAGTGCTCTTTGACGAATCATAAGGCAGAGTAGATCACCATCCTTATCGTCTACATCTTCGAGCAGAGAGATAAAAAGCGCTTCGCGCTTATGCTGTGCTATATGATCATAGCCACTGCCCTCTACGAAAATGCGAAGGCGTCTTGCCTCCTTGTATAGCATTCCTTCTGCGTCAAGGTAACCATGGCGCTTATAAGGAGGAGGTACATCTGGGATTAACAATTTGACATTGTTTCTGTTATACATAATGTTGAGAATTGTACGCAGCGGTACATTGTCATTTGTACGTAGCCACTCTACCTTGGCTGCTCGAGTTGGGATTTCTATTGCCCGTGTTACGATTTCTGCAAGTGATAGTTTCATTGAATTAAAAGTCTCCGATATCTGTTAGCAAAAGTTTTAGTTTCTTTTCGATGAAAAAGTTAAATAATTTAGATCTTCCTATAGGTTTTTCCTTTTCATAGTCTGCAACAATTAAATCTTGCAGATTTTGTGGGGTATAATTAAGATCAATGAGCGTTCTGTTTCTGTGGTATCTGGCTTTTGTTATTTCGTCCATATTAGCTTCACCACCAAGATAAAGTGCAAGACGCTTTGCAGTCATAGTTTTTTGTCTCTCGTGAATCACGAGACAATTATCTGGAGACAGAATATTAGGAACGCCATCACCGGTGTCACCGCGTAGAACCTGCTCGGCAAGATATTGCTCAGGAGAGCCTTTTCTGACATATTTCTTGCCGACTGGGTCATACTGATCTACGTTTGCGTAGTGTTGGAGTTGAACATAATCTTTATCACCAGAAAGAATAAGCACCTTTTCGCCGCCAGTATTTAGAGGTGTACCATATTTGTGTGCTATCACGCCAATAATATCATCCGCCTCGCACTTGTCTACCAGCATAACCTTATACGGAAAACTTTCGTCGAGTTCTTCGCGGATTACAGACATAATGCGGAAGAGTTCATTCCAGTCAAGTTCAGATTTTTCTCTACTTGCTTTTCGGTTTCCCTTGTAATATGGAAAAAAGTCTCTGCGCCACGAGTTCTTACTGTCGCAGCAAATTACCATCTCGCCGTATTCGTTATGAAACTTTTTACGGTTAAATTTAAGTGAAGTGAGAAACATGCTTCGAATATTGTCAACAGTTAATTCGATATTTTTATGGTTACCTATGCTGACAAATAGGGTAGCCAAAATTACTTGTGAGTAATCCATGAGTATCATAATCTATACCTCAATCACAGAATTTGTTTTGCAATATAAAAAACTGCAATAGATAAATTTACCAAATTTCCGCAATGAAAAGAAGAAGATGTTAGAAGATATGCAATTCTATTTAGCATTTTTGAGTTTACCATTCTGTATTTCCAATAATTGTAAATCTTTGAGTGTGTTGTAGTTTATGTTAACGATATCTGCATATGGATCAAATCGTAATGTCGCGATAAGGCGATCTACGAAGATTAATTCTTTGCCCTATTTTGATGCTATTCTGAGTCCTTCAAGGATACTTTCAAGATCATATGGATTTTCATAATAGACCATCTGCCTCTTTGTCATTTAATTCCCTCTGTACTATTGTTTTTATTTTTATGTTGAGGTCTGCTATGGCCGAATCGTTGTCTATTCTATACATGCGAACTGGAAGTTGCGGAATGTGATCCGAGATGTGTTCCTGGGGTATGCCGTAGATATATGATCTAGAATCTGAGGAATAGTCGCAACCATTTCTATGGAGTTGAACGATAGCGATATTAGCAGCACCGATTCTATTTATCAATGGCAAAATTTCGTGCACAAAGCCTCCATCGCTTAAGCAATAGTTTACACCGTCCTTAATTTTTCCTGCTAGCACTACACCATAATAATCAGATCCGTGCTTTGGCTTCATAACATTTTCTGAGGTATGGATGAGAGCTTGGCGTTTGGTCTTTCCGCCGAGCTCTCGGTATGGTACTTCTTTGTTCTGATCGTAATTCTCCATAAACCATTCCTGCGGTACGCTAAAAACTTCAAACGTATCTAGAAATAGTTGTTCCTTAAACGATAACTGAGCAAAACCCATTTCATTGCGCAGAAAGTCACATGATAGATCTTTCCCTGATCTTGGCGGTCCATTAAAAACTAGAATCATTTATGACTCAGTATCTGCGAACGCAGTATCCCACTCGTCAGAAGTAATTCCTGTGAGAATAAACTCGCGGTCATTATCTGATAGATAGGGCATTGCATCTTGGATGTTAACTGCACCTTGTTCCCATGACAGAAGATCATTCGGGTCTACCGGAATGTCAACGATACGGACGGTACCCGTGATGGCGCTTGTGCGCTTGATTTTCATTTTCTTATATCCTCAAGGTTTACATATTTGATCAATTGAGTTCATTCTACACTATCTTTGACGGAAGTCAACCCAAAATGCAGATATTTTGCTATGAAATATGCATCTACAATATCTGAAACGGGATTCCAATTTTTCTTTTCTTCTTGTCCTAATAAATGAAACAGATTTATCTTAGTTTCAGCCAAGAAAAAGTCCCACATTAATTCTTTATTTGCATTTCCCTTTCCGGTAGCAAATTTCTTTATAACTGTCGGAGGGGTTACTGAAAACGGAATCTTTGCAGCCCAGATTTTCTGCTTTAAACATCCGGTATTTTCACCTATCTGAAACACGAGACCTTTACTCCCAGCACCGTATGCATAACCCTCGATCATTGCAGTCGTTGCTTTATTTGACTTCAGAATTTCTGAAGCCCAGGAAGAAAGATTGTTAAATCTTTGCTCAGGTTGGTCCCACTCGGGATATTTGGTTCCGAAAATTATTTTCGTAGTTATGACGAACTTTTCTTTTGCAGACATATAAAAGAATTTACATGCTTTGAAATCCCAGACATCTCCCACGTGAATACACATAGCAGGAGATGTCATGGAATAGTCAATACCAGCCACGACAGTTTTTGTCATTTTAAATAGTACCTCGCCTTTTGGTACTATTTATGGGATTACTGTCAGTCTTTAGAACGATCGTGTTCTATGGCTTTGGTCGGATCAGCAGATCTCCAATCTGGCCAGTCACGTTGTTCGTTTTTTGTTTGCTTCTCTACTACAAGAGCAGTTGCAATTTCTGGTATATTTCCCCAGTCGTTCATAAAAATCTTTTTGCCTATCTTAAATTCCTCGATGTACCTTTCCTGATCTTCAAAGGCGAGGCTTCTCCAGAGACCATCAAGTGAAAGAATTACAAGATCAACCCACTCGCGAGGATCTCCATCCTCGAGAACTTCTACTGTTTCTTTTCTGATGTGATCTATAACGCCTTGTCTGCGATCACCTGGTCCGTATGTGCCTTTACTGAAGGCCATCTGGCGTCGTAAATGTTCTGTTAGATTCATAATCTTTCCTTTATTCTACTTCTAAACTGAAATCTTGTATTGATCCGGTGTACAACTTCATGAAATAATTTGCCCTATCGAGATCCATTGGAATACCTTCTAAATATTCTAGAAGAGACATGACTGACGAGACGTCGATAGAATGTCTTAGGAAATCGGTGTGCATTGCTTGGCGAATACTGCACTTACTGTCGTACATAATCTTAACTATTACGACTATATACTTCATGCTACCGTCGTCGTCCGTTGGTTCTTTATGGGAATCTAGTAGTCTACTGAGTATTTTTATCTGATCAGCCATCTATTTTTCCATCTCTATCTTTTCTTATTCTTATTTCTTCATCAGCATCTTTACTTCCAATAATATCATAAATCTCTTCTGCAAGATCTAATTGCTGTTTAAGAAGTTCTGAAAATTTCATTAAAAACTCATCAGATTCTTTGTTCACCATATCCTCCAAGGGTATTCTCTATTTCGGCCACTAGTTCTGTATATCCACCAATATGGGTTTTGCGCCACCAGATTTGTGGAATAGTTTTAGCATCAGGATATCGCAACTTTAATTCTTCAAAAATATCTGGCTCATCCGTGTCTCGCCATTCGTATTTTAACTCGAATCTTTCTAAGAGTTTTTTTGCCTTTAAGCAAAAAACGCAAGATTCGTTACCGTAAATCGTTACCATCTTCATCTTTTCTGTTAATGTGATCAACTACGAACATACCTTAGTATGTTCCGCACGGAATCCAATGATCCCATCTTCCTGCTTCACGGAAGGTTGCAAGATAGGAATCAAAAGATTCTTATCTTGTCTTACATCTTCTCCACAGGCTAACCCCGTCGTTGCAACGGTTCTTTTCCATTCATTTAGCAAGTTTAAAGCAGCATTTGCGTCCCTGTCGAGCACTAGGCTACATTCTTGACAGTCGAAAATTCGATCAGATAAACTCAAGTCTTTTTGAATCCAACCACAGCAGGAACAAGTCTTGCTGGAAGGATACCACCTCGATACTCTATGCACTATTGGAACTTTTCGCTTTAGACAGTCCACAAAAGCACCCCAACTTACTTTTTGAATTGCGCCAGAAAGTCTTCTGTTAGACTTCATCCCTTTAATGTTAAGATCTTCGACTGAAACAACATCATACAGTTTGGCTATCGCTGCTGATGTTGTTTCTATAAAATTCTTATTGATCCTACGGATCTTCCGGTATTGCTTTGCTACTTTTAATCTTGCCTTATCTTTATTCCTGGAACCTTTCTGTTTCCTAGAATGTCTTCTCTGAAGCTTCTTTAACTTTTTGTATTGGCTGTTTAGTTTAGGCGCTTCTATGCACTCACCGTCTGACGTTACTGCGAATGTTTTGAGACCAAGATCTATGCCTACTGCGTTGGTAGGATCATAGTAAGAAATCTTGTCTGGTAGTTCACAAAGAATTGATACGAACCAAGTATCTACGTCTTTGCTGATGGTGAGTGACTTGGCTTTGCCTTCTAATTTTCTGTGCGTTTTGCAAGAAACCCAACCTATTTTCGGTAATTTGATTTGGTTAGGTTTGATAGTAAAATGTTGAGGAACCATAAAGGATGAGCCAGATGTATGTTTAGATTTAAATTTCGGAAATCCAGCCTTAACTTTTCTTGACTTACTGAATCTATTCTTAAACGCAGTTGCTAGATTCATGCTTGCTTGTTGTAGCGATTGGCTATTTACTTCTTTCAGCCACGGAAACTCTACTTTAAGCCCTACTATAAGATTAGTCAGATTAAACCCAAAAATAAACTTACCAGACTTCTCGTATTCTTTAATGCTAGCATCTAAAAGTTGGTTATAGACAAACCTAGAACAACCCGCCGACTTCTCGAAGAAAATTGCTTGCTCCTCGGATGGATATAGTCGGAACTTAAAGCTCTTATAAATAGACATATGCTGGTTGAAACCTCAAATAAAACTAGTGGCAATGGATATTGGTGTATCGCGATTGCCTATAATTCTATTTATACAAAATAGTGTCTTGACTGTAATTCAGTCCTATTCCTCGACCTTCAAGCCATCTCTTCGAGTTGTATATTTTGCCAATTTAATGCATCTTTTGCATGTGCGTTGACCCAACTTATAAAACTGTGTTCCTGATGTGGGGTCTTGAACCCAAGATGAATCCCAGTCATCTCTTCTGGGATTCAGCAGAATCAAATCATCAAAGATGTCAAGATCTTTTTCAAGGCGAGTCTGCCAATCTTCGGCTTCGCCCATGTCGATTGATCCACCCATAAAAAGACTTATCTTATACGTGTCGTCGTAAGCGTCTGGTGCTCTAACTACTGTGGCCATTAGGTATCCTTTAATCTGTAAAACGCAGCACGGCACTTTCGCCGATACTGATCTCTGTTAATGTAATCTTTCTTTTTTCCATCCAAGCTAATACCGTGCAGATAACTCATATACTGAACCCAGTAAGCTTCTGTCAGTCTAATATAGTCAAAGTAGGATTTTGCCGAAAGGAGATTTTTTGCTATGATATCCCAATCAACATCTAGTATTTTGTTATCTATAGAACCATCTTCGAAAGCACGAGAGTAATTATCTATTTGATCAATTTCAGACAATTTCAAATCTGGCTCAGATAAACCCGTTAACTTAATTCTGTTCTGTATCTGCGCAATAATTCTCTTTGCTGACTTTTCTTCAGATACTGTAGCGCCATTCTGGACTGTCATTCTCGAAAGGCCATCTATTTTTCTTTGGTCGCTGGTAGATGATGACATTAAGATTCTGCAGTTTCTTTAAAAATCTCGTTAGAAAGCAAGACAATACTGTCATCTTTTATTTTGAGATTATTATTTCTCATATGAAAAACTAAGTTTACAGATTCTTCCGTACTACTTTCAATTGCGAAGACATGGTAGTCTGCGTACGAACGCTTTAGGAAATGAACCAGAGTTGTGGCATTTGAAAGAAGTTCATTACTTGCATCTACTAATTTTCTTGTCATAGTCCAAGCGCCAACTGAATCGACCGTTTTGTCGTCGTGCAACCCTTCTTAAACCCTAGTTGAATTGCAGAGTTGTGCGCTTCGAGCAGAAGTTTCAGAATAGGTTGCGCTTTGTCTCTTGCATTTTCGCCTCGAGGCTCAAGACCACTTACGGCAATGTCATCCCAGCAAAGTGAAAACAGTTTATCCGTGCCGTGGTAAAGATAAACTTCTTCACGATCCTCAGAATATGAAGAAATACAATCGCTCCATTTTATAGTTTCTGTCTGATGTTGCGTAAAGATTTTGCTCATCATTTATTCATCCAATCCATAAGTTCATCATATTTAGCGATGTTCGTTACTGAGCTTTTAATCTTAGAGATTAAGCCGGTTCGTAAGTCCTTTCCATCCAGTGCAGAAAAGATAAATGGAGAGTCTTCTTTGTGGCGCAATATCGGTATCATTTCGAGCGCTACTCTCTTTTTGTTACCTTCGAATCTTGTCTTTGCCTCGCAGATAACATTTTCCAATCTAGTAATAGTGGACATGAATAGATGGTCGAACTTCTTCTGAAAGTCCAATACTGTTTTAGTGTCATCTTCATCCAGAATAGGCAACAGATCGTCTAGAGTTTCGTTGATGATCACGTCACAGATATTTCTTTCGAAGCGAATTCTGTCTTTTGTCTTGTGTAGCAAAACGTACCAATCATTTTTGCTCTTCATCATATGACCAGAAGGAAAGCGAATAATAATACCTTCGCGACCTTCGTCACCGCGGATACTTTCGAGATATTTATTCGCATCTCCAGATACGGATCCGTGAGATTTTACGATTTCGATTGGGCAGCTTTCTGGTAAGGAATCGTACACCCCAGTCACAGTATCTCGGATCGCGAGTAGGATGAGCTTTGATTCTCGATATTGGACGACGATTTTGTTATCTGGTGAAACATATTCCATAAGAGGAGTTTTACCGCGATCCACCAGATCGCGAAGCCAGTCAGATAATTCTGGAGTGAGAAGTTTCGTCGCATCCGCCCCAACATCGGTGAAACCCATCTTTGTACCTAGGAGCAGTGCTCCCTCGAACAACATTGGTCTGATCATCGACCCATCAGCTTTCTCAAGGATCACGTGTTCTTGCGTCAGATCTACGTTAGAAACAAGAGTTTCTAAGCGCTCACCGACGTTGAAGAACTTTTGAAATGGACGACTGGTAATGTGGCCGTGATGATCGAAAATGATCCCTCTCAACTCTCGGCGGATTGCTCCGCCGAGATCATTCGGACCATCCATATCGAACGAATTTGGACGTGCCACCACATAATTCACAACGGTTCCGAAGATCCGCTCTTTCACAATAAATTCGGATCTTTCTTCGATGTGAGGAAGAACTTGCCGTATGTGCTCGATTACTGGAAATTGATAGTTCATTAACAAGCTACCTCAGTTCTATTTAAGCTGCTTCGGATGAAATTCCGACCAGTTCGCCATTTTCGTCTTCTTGGCCATCCAGTAGGTGAGAGCCATGGCTGTAGCTTACGTAAAGATTTTGGCTACCGTCTACTGAGACTACGTCACCCGCTTTGAGATCTGATAATTTCATTGGCAAGCCACCTCGATGATATTGCGGTTCATGCTCAGGAACGGTACACGGAATCCGTTCACAGTTGCTTCACAGACGGCACCGATTTGCATCTCACCGTAAAGATCGGCACTGTTAAACTTCAGAGAAAGGATACTGTCCGTATTCTCCATTACTTCGACCCGGTCATCGTTCATGAGAGCCCAGACCATATAGCGGCTTGTGCCGTCACTATCTAGAATTCGTTCACGGCCCTCGACTTCGAAGGAAGTCTGCTCCATGGTAGTAAAGTGAATTACAGGACCTGCAATGAGCAGCCCAGCAAATAGGGCAAGAAAGCCCAAGCCTACAACAGTTCGCATAGTTTTTACCTATCTGGTTGATTGTTTACTTTTTGACTATATACTATTCTGAAAGGTTAGTCAACCTTTTTCGTCAACTAAAGTGGCCGTGGCTATTCAACATCGCGGATCATAGACCATTTCGCATCTTCGCTCAGTTCGGGGTGCATAAGGTCTAAGAAGCCAGCCAATTCGATTTGCCTGCCGTGCTTAGTATCTCGGCCGTAGCTATCCGAAATGCACTTGTTTGCTCGAGCCTTCAACATTAATTCATCGCGTTCCATCTTTTATTCTCCGGTTGATGGTGAGGTTAATATAGCACATTATTTCTTTAACTTGTTTGCCTTGTGATCAGACCGGCCATAAAACCAATGCAATTGGTCTGATTGTACGTGATTAGCTCTTACATATTTTCCAACATTTTTACTGAAATCTTTGTAATGAAACCTATTTGCATTTCTTACGACATAACCTTCGCTATTGATAATATCTTTTTTTGCGTCATAGAGGCTTTTAATATGAGATTCATCATAAACTCCTTCATACAGCACCTTCACAGGCGTCATATCCAACAACTTAATGAACTCCGCTGTTTCATCCCAGCCAAGACAATAATTCTTATCATCCCATATTGAGAACACCATCAGAAAGCTTTCTAATTCATCATATATGATTGAATGTTCTGCCCACAGGTTTTCTGCACACACTCGCCAACCCGCATTTAGATTGAACGATCGTTCGGCCCAATAAGTCTTGGCCCAGTTTCGAGTGTAATGTGATCGCCCATCTACAGAACGTGCATGGCAATAATTTTGATACCCTGTAAAATTTTCACCATCCATCTTTTCAGTCACCACAACTTGCTGACCCTCAAAGCTGCTCATATCTTTATGAATACGATCGTCTTTTGTTATACCGGGACTCCATGGCAAATGCAATGTTCTAGGATACTTCACATATTCGGTGAATTCATCAATGCAATGAGAGAGAAGTTTTTGGACTGATTCATCATCAAATAACGGTCCTTTTGTCCTCATTCCGTTTGACATATATACATTTCCCCATTTGTCATATTGGAGATCATAATACATGTCTTCCGGAAGGATTGCTTTTTGAATTAAGGCTGCGCGCCGGATTTCTTCAACTGTATATTTAGTTTCTTCAGCATGCCAATGACAACCCAACGGACCTTCATCACAAAGCGTTGCGCCGTTGTTGATATAATAGCCACCATCATCCCAGAGCCGCCGCTCGATGATATGATGTGCATCGAGCTTGATTCCATCGCTGATAGAACGCTGGCACATAACACAGCGATACTGGTCACGTTCCAGCACTTGTTCTCTAAACTGAGTTCTTGTTAAAAGTTCCATTGTACTATCCTCGGTTAGTCAACCATCTTTTCCTCAAGTGGCTTATATTGCCACTCGTCTGTGCGCCCCACACTGAACCACTTTGGTTCTATTTCTACTGAGTAATTCTGTTGCCCTTTCGACCAGTTCGAATGAAGAGGAAATTGCCGCACCGTTGCCAGAAATAATTTCTATCCAACCAGCAGCATTTATGGCTAAAATCGTGTAAACATCTCCAAGCACACCATATTCTTCTGGCCAAGGTGATTCTTTTACTCGTTTTACCATATCCCCTACCCTAAACGCAGTCATGATTTATCTCCTCTTGAAAGAATACCCTCGATCATCTCGATCTGTTCTTCTGTCAGTTCTAGAGTAACAGTTCGCTTGACGGGTTCTGGCTTTGGGTAAGAAATAACCTTAAACATAATAATGTTTCCCCTAGAAAAAACATGTCGCCAAGAGAAAAAAGTTGCATCTCTGAGTTTGTTCCAGTCTTCACTCACAGAAGACATATCACTTTTACCGAGCCGGATATGCACCCTCGTCCCCTTAGGTAAAGGACATTCGCCGCCCTTCCAAAGGTAAACTTCTCCTACTTCATATTCCATGTTTTATTCCTCAGCTGTTGAATGTGATTTGAATGGTCTCTCCGGCGTAGATTGGAACTGCAGTATCGTACGCATCGAGCACTTCGCGGAGATCCTTGTATCCAGTTACTACGGAGGATTGGCCAATAGTTTGGCAAAATACCTTTTTGCTCGGAGCGACAAAGTAAATTTCGCTGTTGTATAGAACAGCAATGGGCTCAGGGATTGCCGAGATTACTTTAGCGATCTTCGTTTGCACAGTGACATTCCTTGCTTGTTTATAAATATGACTATAATACCGTCCCACCCATAAGTCAACACTAGATAGGAATTATAATGTTTTTTTCAAGAAAACCAAAAGAACTCCCCTGGATACTAGAAGGAAAGAAAGTCTGGGGATGGCACGAAGTAAGAAATAGAGACCAGTTGAGACAGTGGCTCCGCAGCGACGGCAAAACCCTTGGCGATCCCAAGGCGCTTCCTTGGTGTGGTGACTACACTGAAACAGCAATAAAGAATAGCCTTCCGAGCGAAGTATTTCGCGGAAAGCTCGCCGAGAATCCTTACTGGGCGAGAAATTGGGAGTTCTTCGGAGTTGCTACGGAACTGTGCTATGGCTGCGTAGTAGTCTTCTCACGAGGTTCAGGTGGTCATGTAGGCTTCGCAGTCGGTGAAGATACTGACCATCTGTATGTTCTTGGTGGTAACCAATCTGACGCAGTAACGATTGTGCGAATAGCCAAGAACAGACTTCTTGCAGCAAGGTGGCCCTCATCTTTCGCGAATCCTAATCGGTCACTACCGGCAATGTCGGCGAATGGTATTCCCGTATCCACCAACGAATTCTAAAGTTTCTGGGCGGAATCTGTAAAGATTCCGCCCAGTTTAGCATTATAGGTCGAGTTCGAGCAGGCGACTGTTAATTTGCTCAACAGTCATTTCTGACAGCTCAGCATCTTTCTTGGATGCAAGAATATCCAGGAGCTTCTTGCGTTCCATAGTACGTTTGCCCGCAGCTTGGAAAGCAGCATTTTCGGACTGCTTGGTAGCGATGATGTGCTTGATAACGTCCAAGATCAAAGTCAGCATTGCTTTTTGTGGCGAAGGGCGTGTTTCCACGAGGCTTTCTTCAGTTATTTCCCGAAGTTCGCGCTGGATGTCGCGGCCAATACTGTCAAGAGAAATTCCCTTGGCAGAAGACAGTGGAAGATCCCATAGTTGCTCGACAGTCAAATGTCCTCGCTCAGAGGAAATCCGGAGTTTTTGGCGGGCAGCGGTTTCAAAAATATTCATGTTGTTTGTTTCCTTTAAAATGTGATTTCATATGCGCGATTGATCTTAGGACCTTTCGCTATTACGATTGCCTTGTCTTTTCGTGTAGAAGAGAACCCGAGACCAGAAAGTTGTTCATCAGCGGGTTCACATTTGGTTTTTGACCCAAGCACTTCAAAAACCTTCCGATGCTTTTCTAATTTGCTATTCAAGAATTCATTGTATATCCCTCGCGTGCTGTTTGGGTTTTTGCAGTTCTTTAGGAGAAAGAACCAGTGCTTGTTTCCGATTTCTTGCTCATCCCAAAAGTTCGGGCTGAGCATCATAGTATCTACTCGCACCAGCGTGTTCGTTACTACACCCCACTTTTCAATTCCCGGAGCCATACTCGAAGACTCAGTTTGTAATGTCTTAGAAGGCAGTATAGACACCATCTGGCCGTTCTTGACGGTTATGGTAAGCTCTAATTCATGTTTTTTTGGAGACGATTTTGCAGATGTAAAACCGTGGATTTCTCCTAGACACTCTACTTCAAGTTCGAAGCCAACATTTGAACTCGACCGCTTGGAAAAGTTATTTACCATTACTTTATAGATACCGTCTCTTGGCATTGTCTTGAAACGAATGTTTTCTACCGGATCTTTAGAATTTGTAGGCAACCCGGCATTCATATCGACGTCCAGATAACCCATCTTATTACGGAAGGAAATTGTATCTCCAGATGGAAGAGTCATATGGAGGTCAAGATCATCGCCGTTGTACCATCCGAGGCTTACTCGGAAGTCAGCATCTACGTCACCACCAGCACGTTTTACTTTTTCCTTCATAGTATCAGTAACGTCACCGTCGTAACTCCAACCAAAGTCGTTGTTCCACTTAAACAGTCCACCAGTATCTGCTTCTTGTGGTGCAGTAAGAGACATAAAGTTACCCTGGTGCTTTCGAGTTACATGTAGATCCAAAGTTTCCGCGCTCGGAAGAACTGTTTTCATAAAGTCTTCTACACTAATCGCCAGCGCATTTTTAACATCAACAGATTGCTTCGTCACTACGCCCGCCAGTAAGCCTTCGATTCCGTCTTTCATTTTCTCTTGAACGCTATTATCTACGAAGAGAACATTGTTTACGGATACGTCACTAATTTTGGCAAAGCGCCGATGAATTGCAGATTCCATACCTAGATCAGTCAAAGTCTTGGAGGCATCTGAAACCATCTTTGCAGTAATCAGTGCAGTTGGTCTCTTATAATTTTCAGGTGCAACCTTACTCTCAAAGCTACGAACCGCCCGGTCAATATCAACGCCCTCAGAAAGTTCTTGAACGAGTGTACCGATCACTGTATTTCTAAAGCGAGCAGCTTGTGAGAAGATATTTTGCCAGATAAAGATATTCTGCGCGACAGGATCATTAATCTTACGATACTTTTCTGAGAGCCCGATGAATTCCTCAAGAGCTTTCTTGTGCTCGGCACCGCGATAAATTGCATCTTCGAGGATCAAGTCAAGAACATCTTGCATTGCACCCTGTGTTAATTCTTCAAGACCACGTTTAAAAACATCGGCGGCAGAGTTAATTCCGGAAAGATACGTAGGAATATCGCGAGTAACGAACTTTCGATCGACGACAGTTCGGAAATGGTTCCACGTATGAATTCCAGTCTCCATCATTTCTGAAGAGGTCTCGGATCCGTAGTGTGTTTCAGCTGTGCGGAAAAGAGTCTTTACTGGAAAGCTTCTTACGTAGGAATCCATTGCCTTAGAAACAACGTCGTATGGATAGTCAAGATTTTCTGACTGCCAGATTGTCTTAATTGATCCGTCTTGGAGTGAAACTACATTCGACATGTTCCGAATAAAGTGCTTACAGCAGGAACAGTCGTGGAATGCCCGTTCGCGAAAAATGTTATTTGTTCCATCAGGAAACGAAGAAAGATAATGTTCCCAGGCATCATTCACGTCTAGGGCAACTACGTAAAGCTCACCACCAGACATATCAGTAATATTTTGCGCAACAGCATCAGAAAATTTATTAAAGCTCATAATATACAATTCCGTTTTGAAAAGTGGCGGGCACGTTATTGTGCCCGCCAGTTGCTTTGACATTAAGTGGCCAAAGGAGATGAGTTTACTGCACGTTCACGTCAATAAAGGGCACAGTAGATGAGGGGATCATCTGGACAGGCAAGACACCGTCCCATTGCTGGGCAGTAAAGTATTGAATAAACAGCGGGTTTCCACTGATAGCATCCTGAAGAACTTCAATACCGCCTGCTTCGGCTTCAGCTAGAATCCGAATAGCCAAGGCTTCTGCTTCGGCAGCTACTGTAACTGCATAGGCATTACCATCGGCGCGGCTTCGCGTAGCGTCAGCTTCAGCAATCGCAGTCTGAACATTTTGCTGAACTTGAACCTCTTGTTGTTCTAGTAAAAGCCGCTCACGTTCGGTTACTTCCCGTTGCTCTTCGCGGGCAAGTACTGCCTCCCAGTAACGGTCCGGTAGGGTATAGTCATCAAGCTGAATAGAAGTAATGATGATAGGGAACCCTTCGAGTGCTTCGACTGCAATATCGAACATCGTACCAGTAACTGAATTACGGTCTACCGCAAGTTCAACTGCTGTATGTCGTCCGACAGCAGCTTTGAGTGCTTGATTGAGACGCGGAAGAATAGTGTTGTTAGCAAATTCATCTGGTGAGCCATAACTCACGAAGATGTCCATGATCTGCGACGGATCGGGACGCCAGTTCATTGACCAAGTTACTTGGCTGGAGAGCTGATTCTCCGTAGTTGCACTCATAGTTCCGACCATTACTCGTTCACGCACGTCGAACTCTTGGACGCCTTGGATAAATGGTGGTTTCCATTGTAAGCCTGCCGGAGTTTCTTGTCGGATTGCCTGGCCCATGCTTGTGATGACGGCAACACGCCCTTCATTAACTACGTAGCCAGCGTTATTGACAGTAAAAAGCAGTGCGAGTGCTGCGATTGTCGAGAAAACAAAACCTGCGTTCATAATATAGTGATCCTTATGATTCCGTGATGAGTTGTGAAATTGCCAAAATTGCGCCGAGGGGTAGAATTACTGCGCACATGAATGGCACGAAAGCGTAGTTATTTGATTCAATTTTCTTGTCGATTTCATGTTCCCACTGCTTCGACTTGTAGTCTCTGAAGTTTCTTCCGACGAGATATCCCATCGGAGTACACATAAGATATAGTACTATCATGCCTACCATGGCATTAAACCCTTTCTTTCCATTTTCCAGTTACTGGATCTGCATAACACACAGATCCTGATTTTACCGTGTTACCATTCTTGAATATGTCCGGGTTTTCTATCCTAACAAATCTTGAGCCTGTCCATTCATCCCAATAGTGGGTGTTCTTTTTGAGTATGTCGCAAGAATGTTCGTGGTCATTGATCTTCGGTTTCAAGCTTCACCAATCCTCGGAAGATTGCCCATAGGACAAATAGTGGGGGAAGAAGAATAAGACAAAGAATGCCTAAGATAGGAGAATTCCAGAGAACCCTTACTGACCCTGCCAGAAGCAGCCACGCAAAAATTGCGAGTGGGATCAGAAGAAAGATTTCTGGATTTTCCATTAGACGAGGCTCAGTTTCAGATTCTCTGAAATTTTTTCCAGAATAGATTGATAATCTTCAAAGTCGCGTTGAAGATCATGAATGTGGTGACTTAGTTGACTTTCGGCTTCAGTCAATCTGAAGAGTTCTTCGATTGGTGTAGGGTGGAGTGCCAAAGACTGTCGCTTCATCTGTACTTTAACATCTTGAAGCTGAGTTATTGTACAGATAAACTCTCGGACAATACTTGCCATCGCATCTGAGCATTCAATAATCTCAGTCAGTCTGAGTTCTTTGATTGGCGCGGCATGGGGCGCCAACGGCTGTTGCTGCATCTGTGCTTTGGCATCTTGAAGATGAGTTATTGCACAGATGAATTCCTGGGCGCTACCTGTCATTGCCTCTGAATGTTTAACAATCGCATCCATGTCTTCGTCGGAGATAAGAGTTTGCATGATATATTTTCTTCCTGAACAATTTAGATAGAACTACGCCATAAGCGAAGACAAGTCAACCACTTATTTTAACTTTGGTGCATCTACCTTGATTTTACCGGCCTTGATGAGATCAATGATGCTATCACTTAGTTCTTGATCCATAGGACCACCAAACTTACCTGCAGCATCGTAGCTTTTCTTTTTGTCTTCTTTTTTGTCTTCTTCAAGTCTTTGCATTATCAAGTTCCTCAGTGTAAAGCTCTCTTTGATATTAAACCTTTTTTTGATTAAAGTCAACATACTTTCGTACGCTGAGCCAATAAATACAGCACTTATAAGCATTCTGTCTTCGAGGGTTTCTTTTTCGATGATTTTAAGAACAGATGCCGGCGGGAGTATTACTTCTCCTTCTTTCACCATAGAACTATTCGACAACGCAGGAATGACGTTTGATCCGCGCGGCAGATAAATGCGCAATCTTGCGTTGTCGTCACCAAACTGATTTGCGATGTTTGGTTTTATGGTAGTGCTCATGAATGCAGGGTCAACGAAGTCAGAACCAACTCTAAAGACATCTAAATCGATGTGACTAAAGCCTCTAAAAACCCAGATTGGAAATTCTAATCTTTCTATATCTCTAAATGCCTGTACAAGCCTATCAATACGCCCACCAGTTCCTAGAATATACTCAACATCACCTTTGTTGAATTCTG